GCAATGTTAAGAGCATGGGACTGGTCCTCCCTAATGGACCAGCTTCACATGACGTGGTATTTGGGGAAATGACCCATTTACCACTATGGTATAACCGCGATACATCCGATCGCGCGTCTATACCGAGTGCCTTGTTGCCGTATACGACGGGAACAAGATATCTCTCCACAAAACAGGTACCATCGTGCCTGATTTTGCGGTGCGCCGGTTCCACCTCAGTTGGTAAGAACCGCGACAACCTCCTTAGGAGTGGTTTCACTCTGACGGAGGTAAGTAGGATCGGGGAAGTTTCCCGCGATCTTACTGTCCGACGGACGGTAGAAGGTCTACTTAGTCCGTCAGGTTCCCTGGCTGAAATCCTAATGGAGTCAGCGAGGGTAATGGATATCATCTCTCAGAATGAGGGAGATATCTCGGACTCAGACTCTGCAACCTCTGGTGTAGAGCATGAGACGGTACCCGAAGTTCTTGAAGAAAAGACTCCGGGTACTTCAATTCGGTTTCGGAAAAACGTTTCCTACCGAATTAAATATGACGATCCGTGGAAAATTAACGCGGGTCGCATACTAGGGGAGGAGCTGGGAAATAACCCAGAGACTCACCTTTGGTCTGGCGACGGCATTCGTCTGCAAGACCCTCTTCCAGCGCGGCTTTTAGGGCCTAACTGGAATGGAAATGTGAAATCCAAAATTCGGTTTTCACAAGTCGTGGATATCGATGTGAAATTACACATCATATACACTCACACTCACTGGGGACGACGTCTCCGTGAATTGTGTAACGAGCCAAACGGACATTATGTCTCGTGGGCTCGGACCCTAAGGTCGCGAATAAATCGCTTCCTTCGGGGATCCACTGACCCGTGCATGTCTGCACGCCAGGTGGAAGCTTTATTCTCATCGAAGTCGACGAGCATAAAGGCTCGGTCTGAGCGTCTAATTGAGATGCTCAAGACCGTAGACGGGATTTTTACTCAAAGATATTTGAGTTATCCCGAAGAAGTGTGGTCATGGCAAAGATTTGACATGTTCACACTCGGGAACATATCCTTCCTAATCGGGGATGAGTTCCTAGACGGAGAGTTAACCAAAGAGGCGCTCTCCGTCTCAACTGCCTACTCGCAACTGAAAGCGAGCAGGAAGTGGTTCAAGGATCACTCACATCGAGGAACCTTGAAACAAGCACTATGTGATCTCAGTGAGATACCACATTGGTGCAGGCAATACGTCAACGTTTGGAAACGTGCGGATTGCTCAACAGGTACCCGTCGGATCTTTCTGATGGGTATCCTGTCACAGACTAGGGGTTGTGGAACGCCACCCCCCTTGGTCTTACTCCAGTCCAAGGTGAAATTTTTAACCACCATTGGAAGGGAGATCCCCCCTGAGCCAGCAAGTGCTGGTTACCTCAGGAGGGCAGCCTTGGAGGAAGTTTTAAATGAACTTCCAGACGAGGCCTTTACTGGGCTCTGGACTAAAGCCAGAGTTACAGTAAGTACCTCCTCTTCATGGGAAAAGACCCGTAAAGAAGGAGGGACGATAGAGGCTGCCCGAGAAATACTCGAGTCTCTACCGATCGGTGAAGGGGTCCCAATCAGGGACCTCTACACTGGACGAATCGAGTGCTACAAAAGTAAGTCAGCATTCGATTCGACCGGGGAAGTGATTTTCTGGCTAGCGCTAGATCACGTCCTCCGTACACCACGGGACCTGCTAAAGCAGGCCTTCCTAACCGTGGTGAAGGAGCCTGGTAAAGCAAGAAGCGTTACCAAGGCCCGTGCTTGCCTCAAGATCGTATTAGATCTAGTGAGCAAGATTTGCGCCGTGCCCCTTGAGAAAGGGGTCCGGAGCAGCGCATCCGGGATGGGCAAGGCCAATCACGGATGGAATCTCTTTTGTCGGATGATGTCAAACGACTTAAGAGAAATGGTCTTCTCTCTCGACAGTCGAGAGGAGAATCCATATGAAGGTTATACCGAACGGGTAGACACCTTCAAACACCTCTACGTAGTCTCAACAGACTACGAAGAGGCGACGGATCAGATGACACACAAAGTGGCATCTGATCTCGGAAAGGCATGGATGGCCAAATGTGGCATCCCTCCTTTTCTCCAGGCGATAGTATGCGAAACATGCTTTCAGCCTAGAAAGGTCTTCTTTTACGCAACCGGCGTATTAGCGACCTTAGGTACCGCAATGCCAGAATATGGCATCAACATAAATGCGGTAACCCTCGTCCAGGGTGTCCTCATGGGAGACCCTTTGACGAAAGTCGTACTCCACCTCACTAATGTGGTAGCACGACGTGTAGGGGCAAGGCTACATGAGCCCGACTTCTACAACGGCTTCACTAATCCAAATATGGCAGAAGAAGCCTTCAAACGTGGGATTGGACAACCCCCCGTTTGAGCCAGTGCACGCCAGGTGGATACCTGGTTGGTGCTGCAGCGCAGCGCCCCCCTCGGGGGAGCAACTACG